CTTGAATATTATACTGAAGATAATGGTGGATGGATTCATGTATCTTATGTATCTAATCCTAGAGGACAAGCATTAACTAAAGACAAAGAAGGTTATAAATCATGGCAATAGATAAATCTAAAATGAAATGTAATTCACCTAAAAGACAAATATCAGGTGGTAAGAAATTTGTAGTTAAAGCTTGTAAGGGTGGCAAGGAAAAGATTATTAGATATGGTGATGCCAATATGACTATAAAGAAAAACATTCCTGCAAGACGAAAATCTTTTAGAGCTAGACATAAATGTGCTACCGCTAAAGATGTATTTAGTGCTAGATATTGGAGCTGTAAGAAATGGTAAAAAAATTCTTGATAAAAAGTATAGTTAAGTTAAGAATGTTATATGCCGATTTAAGAGGTCATCATGGTAAAAGATGGAACTATGAACCTTCTGAATGGTATATGGGTAAACATAAAAGGAGAAAATAATATGCCAATGGTTAATGGAAAAAAATACCCTTACACTAAAAAAGGTAAGGCAGCTGCAAAAAAAGCTAAAATGAAAAAATATAAGAAAAAGAAATAATGAAAAAAGGTTATCACAAAACTAAAGATGGTCGTACAGTCAAAAAAGGATTGTACTATTATATGAATAAGAAAAAAAAGTCTGGTAAAAGTAATCCAGGTAAAGGAACAGTTTCTGATAAAGCATTAAGAAAAGCAAAGAGAACTGCTAAGAAAAAATAATTGTTATTAGGTGTAGTTGCTAGTCAACTGGGTATGATGGAGGGGTAAACAATATTCGTATGTCTAAAAAGAAAACTTGGGTTAAGAAAGAAAAATTAATGAGTGTTGGTGATTGTAGATATTGTAAGAAAGAACTTGTTAGTGATGATTCTTTTGTAGCCTTTGCCAATCATACCAAAGCTCATTATAAATGTATGAAAGAAGATGACGAAAAAGTAGTTGGCCAGAAATAATTTAATACTCCTGGCCAGACATTACTACTGTTCTATTTTTAAATTAGAGGAAATTAATTCACTTACAGGATCAGACAATTCCTTATAAGAATTAGGGTTAGGATATAAATTTTCATTTCTTACCTGATTACCTCTGTTGATTTCAGGGTACATATTTTCATAACCTAATGTGCTAGTGTGATTTTTAAAATCATAATCTTCATAAAAATGTTCTAACGAAACATTAAAAAAGACTGCTAATTTTCCAAGCAAGAATGAACTTAATCCATTCATACCTCTTTCATATTTTTGAATTTGTTGAAAAGAACAACCTAAGACCTTAGAAATTCTTGTTTGAGTATATTTATTTTTTACTCTAAGATTTCTTAATCTTATTCCTATGTGCTTATCAAATGTTATTTTATTTATTTCTTTTTTTTTTGAAGACATCTATCCCCATCCTTTCTGTTTGTTTTATATTATGGCCTTAGTTATTACAGGCTACTGTATATAACTTTAGCGTCTTTATTTTGAGCATTAACAATTCTTCTTACTAATTGTTTGTACTCAAGGTAATCCTGATATGTATGAATACACATTCTTGTATCTACAGAAGCCATAATTTTATTATGACACTTTTGTAGCTTTCCATACAATCTAGGAAGCTCATTGCTTAGGTTCATTCCCATCCTCCTTTTTTACTATTGAATGCACCAGACTTTTATGTGTTATTTCTTTAACGATCGCATTATCTGTTGCATTTATTTGCTCTGTTGCCTTCTCAACAGTATCAAATTCTTCTTCCAGAGTTGCTGAAAATTCGTAATAATATATTTTTTTACAACTCATAGTAATTGTTGACTTTTAATTTACTGTTTTTATTTAGTTTAGTCAATACATATTTTCTCATAAACACATTGCTTGACTCAATTAATCCTAAGCTCTCAGCATTCTTTAAAAGAATACCAACTCTTTGTTTAGTTATATTTAAAGCTTTGCCAATCTCATCTAATTTTGGATAGCAATCATTTTCTTTAAAATATTTAGACATAAAATCAATTACTTCTTTTATTCTGGGACTATAAAAAAGTTTTTTTTTAGAATTTGTAATAGTCATTATTACCTTCCTCCTCATTCTTGATAAGCATATCTTTTAATAAATTATTATACCCTGCTATATCTTTATGAGTATCTTCTTTGTAAATTGATTTTTTAGTACCATCATCAATAGTTCTAGTAATTTTAAGTATCATCATCAATTGAGGTATCAAAGTTAAAGGTACTTTTATTTCTTTATTATTAATAACTTCAAGTGTACTTTGAATAAAACTTGCAATGATGTAAGCGTTATTTCTAAAACTACCATATTCTTCTTGTTTCTTTTCAAGCATTTGCTTAACCAATTTCTCACCTATATCTATCCACTTTACATTGTCATCTGACATATTTCTCTCCTTTTAAATCTTTACAGTAGTAACCCATTACCAATTCATTTTTATAAAAATAACCAACATCTTTTTTATATTGTAAAATTTTTTCTTTGGCTGTATCACAACTTACATTTTCCATTATTGTTATTTTTTTAATCTCATAAAGTTCTGAATTAATTGCTATAATTAAATACAAAATATATTTCATTTTAACAGGGGGTGAGTTCTAACAGGGAACAAAAAACAACCATACCACCCCCCATTAATTACAAATTAAAGATCAACCTTAGGTTTTCTTTCTTGTAATTTATGAACAACTCTCCCATCATCTTTAGTATTAATCCATTCAGTAAGGTTAATTGTTTCACCTTGCTTCATGTCTTTACTAATTTTAAATGAACCCCAAAATTTTTCTGGATTTTCATTATCTCTGTTTAGGAAACCTTCTCCTTCTTTTAATTCAAACGCCATTTTTAACTCCTTTGTTTCTTGGTTATTTGATTTCTTAATGCGTTAAACTTTAAAAAATTATTAGACTTGATAAACGCATCCCAATATCCAGCCTTATTTATTCTAGTCTTAAGATTTTCTAAATCACTTCTTAAGGTAGTAGAATTTTTATTGTTAGGATTTTTTTCAATAACATCTAATTCAGTAGCAATGTATATGTCATCAATTTTTTCTCCTGAACTAACAATAGGTTTAACTATTTTAGGTTTAGCAATTGTTGGTTTAAAAGTTTTAGTTTCAACTTTTAGATTTTCTTCTATTCTATCTGTGTCAGGCATTTCATCCATAGCGTAAATATGGCCATGAAGACCTACCAATTTTAATACACATCTATCAAATGCTCTTTTCTCAGCCATAGCAACAGGATAAGCATTCTTAGAATTTTTTGGACTAGACTCACCATAACTAAAAACAGTTTTATCATTCATTTTTGCATGACATTTAATAACAACATTATCTCCTTCAATTTTTTCAGTTATATATTCTATAACCTCAACACCAGCTCTTGCCCCAATTTCTTCACAATATTTATGAAGCATAATTCCTGTGCCATGACAATTCCATAATGCTTTGTTAGGATCAACGTTGTATTGTTTTAGTATTTTATTTACTTCTTCGCTTACTTTCATTTTTACCTTTCTTTAGTTTTTTATTTTCTTCTATTTGTTCTTGATCTTTTAAAGCTTTTAATTCTAAATAACTTTTGTTTTTAGCTATCATTTTTTCTTCTAAATCTTTTAGTTCTACTTTTTTTCTAAGCTCAATTATTTCATCATCTCTTTTAAGAAGTAAATCTTTGTATGATTTTATTTCTAACTCATAACTTCTTATTTTTGTTTGCATCTTTGCAAGTTCCATCATTATTTTATCTGTCATATTTTCTCCAATCATAATTGTTCGTAAAAAGTTTCTAGTTTATACATATCTTCCTCATGGTAGTTTTCTAATAAGAAATTATTTTTATAGTTTCTAATTTCTGACCAATCCACACCAATCATTATTGCTAACTTTCTTATATCTCCATTGGCAATCCTTAACATTTCTTGTCTTTGAATATTAATCTGAATAAATTTTTCAAAAAAATACTCAAGACCTGAATTAGATAATTCCCAACAATTATCCTTAGTAAATATAGTGTAATCGCTATCCCCTACATAAATTAAGTAAGGCTGATACTTATAATTGTAATGTTTAGAATAAACTGCAACTTGAATGCAATGAGTAAATTGAGGTTTATTAATTTTTTGTGATTTTGTATATGTCCAATCCCCTATTCTATTTTCATTTGGTTTGACATTTTTTTTAGGCTCTTTTTTTAATGGACTAAGTTTAGCTGAACCAAATCTATTTTTATGTTCTGTTATAATTTCAAGATCATCATTATAGCAATCTATAAAACCTTCGTTAGCAATGTTTAAAGTTTGGCCTAAATATTTATTGTCATACCAATCTGAAAAAGGTTTCTCAATTCCCCAACCTTCACCCCATGTTGATATTTCTTTAATAGCGTCTAAGTGTCTTTGAACGTAGCCTTTAATATTTTTTAATAAAAATAAAGATTTCATTCTATGTTTTTCTGAAAATTTAAATTGCTCAATATGAGTTTTAAAATGTTTTTCAACATCTTCTATTTTTGCATTACCCATTAATATATTTTGAAACCATTCATGAACAAATGTTCCTGTTTTAAAACTAATAGAAGGTTTTTCTGGTTTAAATTTTAAATGAGGAATTAATTGATACTTTAAAAAGTATGTCCAATTATTTAAAGCGGTTTGACTAGGACTAATAGTTGCTTTATTAAAGTTTCCTGTTGTCCATGCTGTATCTGTGAACCTTTCTGAATTCATAAGATGTGTTTACAAAATATTTACAAATAAGTCAACAGTTAATGTTGCTTTATTTTAAAAATAATATATTTATATTTAATGACCATAGAAAGCGTTGAATTAAAATGGGAGGAAATATTTTCTGGTGCATTTACAGGTTTACTAAGACAGTCTGAAAGCATGAGAAATAATATTAAATGGGGTCATGGTGCTAAATTTAGTATTTATGAGGAATGGGGTAGAAGTATCTCAGGAACAATTTGTGAGATGGCATTATCAAAAAAAATGCAATCTTATTTTTCTCATTCAGTTAATAATTATTTCGGCAAGGATTTAATTATAAATAATAAGCCTGTTCAAGTACGATCTCAATTACATTCAAAGCAAAACAAATCTTTAATTATTAGAAAGCCTTTCAACCATGAAGATTATTATTTCTTAGTAGGTGATGACACACCTAAGTATTATTTTTATGGATATATTCTGGCCAGAGATGTATCTTTAGTAGGTAATTGGACAAACTTTAATAATGATAATAGACCTTATGTTTGGTCAGTTCCATTTGACAAACTTAAACCCATAGATCAATTTCAATATGAAAAATAATACATTAGAACCATTCTTAAAAGTTGAGCATAGTTTATTGGATAATGAGGTCTTAACCCCTGTTGAAAAATGCCTCTATATGCTTCTGAGAAGGCTTAAGACAGCTGTTAGAGGGTGTACCCCTAGTCATGCTTACCTTAAAAGAAAACTTAAAATAAAGGACAAGAGAACGCTTGTGAGAGCTTTAGATAAATTGCAATTATTCGGCTATATTACATGGCGAAATAGAGGCAAAAATATGACAAACAAATACCATTTTAGAGAAGACGAAGACTTCCAATCCATATTGCAAAGCAACCTTAAGTTGAGAAATATTATGTCCCAAAAACAAAAACAAATATACAACCAAAAGTTGAGGGATAAGTTTGTTAATAAGAAGGGGATAAAGGTCATTAATTGTTAACACTTTATTAAGAGGGGTCTATCAAGTGTATGAGGGAGGGTACATTTAATGCTTGATGGGGGGTACATAGAATGTACCTAAATAAAGATATATATTATAAAGAACTAGTTAGGAATATAATTAAGTAATGAATAAGAAATACGTACCGATAGAACGAATAAGATATGAACTTTCTAAGATTAGAAAGTCATCTAATTTCAATTACAGGAAAGCTATAGAACGTAATAAAAGAAATCAGGCAAAAAGCCCCCCCCTGATTAACCTTCTAACTTATCTAAATAATAATAACTATAAGGATAAGGATGTGGACAGAATAGTTAGTGAATATTGGTCTGAAGTTGAAAAGAATAAATATTTAGAAAAAGATATTGAAAAGAAACTCAAGATGAAGTATGCTAGACAAAGTTAACTACAATATCTAGGTATTAAATGCTTTTCTCAAAAAGTATTTGGATTTAGGGGGTCTTAACCTTTCTTACCCCCTAATCCCCTTCCTCTTTTTACATTCCAATAAGTTCTAGCCAATAGCTTTCTTAATTGCTTTGTTTGTATGTTTAATTGGCATTTGGACAACAGTCTGTTGTCTATCTTTGATATATTGGTCGTATAACTTTCTAATTTCATCATCTTTTTCAAATGTGTTAACGTTGCAAAGCTCAAGATTTAGTTTAAATTCATAATATGTTTGAAGCTTTCTAACCATTCTTTTTTGGTAGTTATAGTAATAAAAATAAAACTACAACTATAAAAAATATAGATAGGCCAAAAATTGCTAAGTATTTTTTAACATCATTTCTATGTATTGGATGACCTAAAATTATCATTTTTTTACCTCATACTTATTTTTCAAATTATCTATTAATTGGTCGTATGTTGGAATATTTTGATTGTCAAAACTACCTTTTATTTCAACATCAATATCCTCTATATCTTCAGGAATGTACCTGCCTGAATTTTGATATATATTTTTAATAACTTCTAACTGTTGATTGGTAGGCTCATCTTCTTGAAAAAAAGAATAGCTATCAAATCCATTCCTATCGGTAACTCTAATATTCCATACTTTCATTTATTCCTCTTTGTTTATTTGCTTAACATTTATGTCTATGTATTCTTGAATATTTGATCCAACTTCCTCTAAGCCTTGAATTTCAGCTTCCTGCTCACTTTCAGCTTCAACTAATTCCTCATAACCAATAAGCTTATTATATATTCTGTATTTATTCATTTAACCTCACTTTCTGTTGTTCCTTCATCTAATATTTCATCTTCATCTAAAGTATCAACTTCAACATAATCACAATAACCCTCATTATGTAATTTTGTTGCTTCATCTAAATCTTTAGCTTCAATAGTACATTCCTCTCTTACTCTTTTATTTACCTCTCTCCAAAATAAAAATTGTTTATTCATTTAACCTCACTTTCTGTTATGTTTTCTTTATCTGGCATATTGTTATCTATTTTCATGTTTACCTTTCTAGTTTGTTATTAAATAAAAAAAGTTATTAAAACTAACTCAATTATTATCCATGCTTCAATCATTTATTACCCTTTCTATTTAAAGATACTTGATTGATAAACTTTTTAGCTTTGTTTTTATCTTTAATAAATATCCATCTTTTTTTGACAATGGTATTTAAAAAGTCTTCTAATTCATTGTTAGAAAACTTTTTTATTCTTTGATTGGGATAATCAATTATGTACATTGTTAAACCTTTCTATTGTCTAATGTGTTTTTAATAGTGTTTTCTATGTCCCAATATAGCTCACTACCTTTTTCTGTGTTTTTTGTAGAGCCTATATTGTCTTTATCAGGTACTACAAATTCACTTGCTTTTTTATTGTCTAAGCTGTCAATAAATTTAAAATATATATCATCCGCTAATTGACAAGCCATATCAAAGTTATCATTATTAATAATCATTGCTTACCCTTTCTTTTTGATTAACATCAACAACATAATATTCCTGATGATCTTCATTATTATCAAATTTGCTATAGATATATTCCCATCCATGCTCAAAGCTTTTAAAAATTTTATCAGGAAATATTCTATTATTCATCCAGTCAACTATTTTATATTTAGTCATGTTATTACCTTTCTTTGTTAGTTTAAAATTGAAAGTTTAATTGATTGCTTTCAAATTCTATTTGCCTTTCATTTGCTTCCATTTTTTCATTCTCAATTTTTTGACCTTCTTTATTTAAATAAACGTTAAATTCAGGCAAATCATACAAAATACTATCATTGTATTTATTTGAGATGTATTCCAATACATACATAATAAGTATATTATTTTTATTGCTTAACGCTTCATTAAACGTATAAAATGACATAAAACCGTCATAGCTAGTAGTTGCCTTTTTTAGATATTCTAAAAAGTTTTTATCTTTTTTAATAACTTCATTTAGATCATAAACTTGATTAGATTTAATTTTACAATCAATTGTGTCAGTTGAATAATTATAATATTCAGGGCTATATAATTTTACCTTATTAAAATTAATAATAACTTTATATTGATCGTAAATATAATCACTTAAATTATATGAATAATTTTCAATATAATCCTGATGAGTTTTTTTATAATCAACATGATCAAAATCATATTCAAACGCTTCAACCATATGATCTATATTTGAACTGTGAATTGATTCATAAAAGCCGCCAAATTTAATTGATGTTTCTATATTATTTTTTATGCTCATTTTATTACCTTTCTTTGTTAGTTATTGACAATATATAATCAATATTAAATCTTGTCAATAGATTGATTTCTTTTTTTAATTATTTGATTTTGATGGTCAATTGCTTCGTTTGTGCCTTTAATGCCTAGATAGGCCATAAAACCACAAATACCAATTCCCAAAGCGTAACCAATTGTTATTAGTTTTAAAATACTGTCTTCCATTATTTCCCCCAAATTAAAGTAATTATTATTGATAATATTAAAGCTAAATAGAAATATTCCATGTTAAATAATCCTTTCTTTTAATTAGTTCTATAAATATAATAGTAATTGCCTTTAATATTAACTTCATGCTCATGACCGTCATAAGTTGACATAAAATGACCCCTACCATCACTTAAAACAGCATCATCAACAAAATGGTCAAAATCTTTAATTAATGATTTAACAGCTTCGTTTGAACTTTCACAATTTTCACTTAAAACCTTAAATACATCTTCATCAATTCCATCCTTAGCATGAGCCGCTAAAAATGAAGGATTAAAAGCCCATACTGATTGCTCAATATATTCTTTTACTTCATCATCAGCTTCATCATCAGTTAAAACTTTGTACTCATTACCATTGACATGGTATAAAAAACCATCTTCCAAAGTCATTTCACTAACTTCATCATCAGTTAAGCCTAAGTGAGATTGTAAAGCTCTAACTTTTTCAGCTTCAATTTGGTCAACGTCAACGTCTTTTTTATTTGTTTTATTAGTTTCTAATTGCATCTTATTTACCTTTCTTTTAGTTGTTTTTTTGTATATAAATTAAACTTAATCAATTATTAATAGCTTGTCAATAGCTTGTCAATAGTTAATTTAAAAATAATTATATGAATAATATTAAATTTACAAATGAAGTTTTAAACAAGATTTATAGTGAACTGGCCATTGGTAACGGTATAAAAACAATTCTAAAAGATTTGAATTTAAGCTGGGAAGGTTTCAGGAAATTATGCCACAAAAAGCCCAAAGTCAGAGAGGAATATGAACTGGCGAAACAGGACGGCGTTGATTATCTATTAAGTGAAAGTCAATCAGAATTAAAGAATATGATTGAAGACTTTAAAGCTAATGGCAAGGGTGACCTTGCAACATCTCATTTACTTAAAGAAGCTGTTGCATTAACTAAATGGAAAGCTTCTAAATTGTTACCAAAATACAATGACAATGCACAAAAAATTAGCTTAGCAAATGCTGACGGCCAACCGCTAGTTGTTAAATGGTCTAAGGACTAATCAATAATAAATCAATTAAATCAATATTAATTCTTTATGCTTTTAAATAAGTATAGAAATTCTTTGAACTTTCTAATGAATAGTTGCCTATACTCTATATAGGCCAAAAAAAAATAAAATCTAAGTGAGCTTATGCCTACTTGATTAATAATCACTTGCTAAGATGTACCGCTAATAGATGATTATCAGTAATAACTAAAAATTGAGTATTAAAAAGCTATAAAAAAAGCTAGGGGGGTCAAAAAAGGCGGTCACCTGATTTAAAAATTTGCCTTGCGTTAATAACGTTAGGAGGTATACACAGTTAAACAAGAAGCCGCCAATGTTAGATAAAGATAAATTCAAAATAAATGCTATTGTTGTTGTTTCAGAAACAAGTAATTCTGTAATAATACATTTTGATGGTTTCGAAAACTTAGATGACGCTAGGGATTTTAGTGAATATATGGTAGAAGAATTAGGAATTACTCCATTAAATTATCCTTTCAATCAAACTATTCATTAGGGGGGGTTTATTTTAAAATGAAACAAATTGTCATTCCATATAAGCCAAGAGAATTACAAAATTTTTTGCATAAAAAAATTGATAAGCACCGATTTAGTGTGCTTGTTTTGCACAGGAGAGCTGGAAAGACAGTAATGATGATTAATCACATGATTAAAGCAGCACTTACTTGTTCTTTGCCAAACCCAAGATACGCATTCATAAGTCCTACATTTAAACAGGGTAAATCTACAGCATGGGACTACATAAAACAATTTGCTGGAAAAATTCCTGGAACTAAATTTAATGAATCAGAATTAAGATGTGATCTTTTAAATGGTGCAAGGATTACAATTCTTGGAGCTGAAAACGATCAAGCCTTAAGAGGTATATTTTTAGATGGATGTGTTTTTGACGAAACTCAGTCTATCAAACCAACAATCTTTCCTGAGGTTATAAGACCTGCATTGGCAGACCGAAAGGGTTGGTGTGTATTTATAGGAACTCCAAAAGGAAGAAATTATTTTTTTCAATTATATCAGGAAGCTAAACAAAATAAAAATTGGTATGCAGGATTATACAAATCATCTCAAACTAATATTTTAGATCCAGAGGAATTGGAAGCTGCAAGACAAATGATGTCAGAAGACTTATATGAACAAGAATTTGAATGTTCATTTCAAGCAGCAATTACTGGATCATATTATGGTGCTATTATTGAGGAATTAGAAAAAACAGGAAAAGTAACAGATGTTCCTTATGATCCTAATTTAAAAACAGAAACATGGTGGGATTTAGGTCTTAAAGATTCTACAGCAATATGGTTTGTCCAAAAGCATGGAGATGAAATTAGAGTTATTGATTATGAAGAATCATCAGGAGAGGGTCTTGACTTCTATGCTGATCTATTGGAAAGCAAACCTTATAAATATGATAGACATATAGCTCCACATGATATAAAAGTTAGAGAATTAGGAGCATTTGGAAAATCAAGATTGGAATCTGCTTTAGAGCTTGGTATCTCTTTTGATATTGCACCTAAACTTTCTATTGAAGATGGAATTGAATCCGTTAGAAAGGCTTTGCCAAATTGTTACTTTGATAAGAAAAATACTTACAAAGGATTTGAGGCATTAAAAGCATACCAAAAAAAGTGGGATGATAAGAATCAATGTTTTAAAAACAGACCGATTCATAATTTTGCAAGTCACCCTTCTGATGCTTTTAGATATGGATGTACTTTTGTTGGTGGTAAAATGACTGACTGGAAAAAAGAAGTTTATGTTAACACAAATTATATAATTTAATATGAAGAAAAAAAAAAAAGAATCCGATTTTAAATTACAATCATTACTTGGAAATCAAATAGAAAATGCTTTAGGTTTTTTAGGTGGTCAACTTTCAGAATCAAGAAGAAAATCTTTAGAATATTATTTAGGTGAAAAACTTGGAACAGAAATAGATGGTCGTTCACAAGTGGTATCAACTGATGTATCTGATACGATTGAAAGTATCTTACCAAATTTATTAAGAGTATTTACAGCAAGTGATAAGGTAGTTAGATGTGAACCTGTTACAGGTGAAGATGTGCCTATGGCAGAACAAGCTACAGCTTATTTAAATCATGTCTTTTACAAAGACAATAATGGTTTTCAATTATTATATAATTTCTTCAAAGATGCTTTAATTGAAAAGAATGGTTTCTTAAAAATTTATTGGGATGATAATGAAACAGTAGAATATGAAACTTATGAAAATTTATCTTTGGAAGACAAGGAAGCTTTAGAAGATAGCAAAGATGAAATAGAGTTTATTGAAGAAGAAGAAATTGAAGATGAAGCTGCTAAACAAGAATTTGAAAAAGTAGTCGCTGAATATGAAGCTCAAGGAAATCCTGCAATTGAAAATATGCAAGTTCCAAAATTTACTTTATATAATTGCAGAATTAAAAGAACTAAAAGAACAGGTAAAGTAAAAATTGAAAGTGTTCCACCTGAAGAATTTTTAATTGATAGAAACGCAAAGACAATTGAAGAAGCTGATTTTGTTGCACATAAAGTTTTAGTAACAAGGTCAGATTTAATTTCTATGGGTTATCCAGAAGATGAAGTTAAAGATTTACCTAAATCAGAATTAGATATTTACAACAACGAAGAAATTACAAGACAAAGAGATATAGATGAATATCCAGTTGATAATGCAACAGATGAATCTACAGAAAAAGTTTTAATTTATGAATGCTATGTTAAATACGATTATGATGGAGATGGTATTGCAGAACTTAGAAAAATTGTTTCTGCTGGAGATGACGGTTCTACAATTTTAGAAAATATGCCTTGTGATAGTGTTCCGTTTGTAACAGTTACTCCTATTCCAATGCCACACAGATTTTATGGAAGATCAGTTTCAGAGTTAGTTGAGGATGTTCAGTTAATGAAGTCAACTGTAATGCGTCAGTTGTTAGACAATATGTATTTAACTAACAACAACAGAGTTGCGATCATGGATGGTATGGTAAACATGGATGATCTTTTAACAACTAGACCAGGTGGAGTAGTAAGAACTAAGCAACCACCAAATCAAGTTATGCAACCTTTACAAGCTCAACCAATTTCACAACAAGCTTTTCCTTTATTAAATTATTTAGATACAGTTAGAGAAGCAAGAACTGGTGTAACAAAGTCTTCTCAAGGATTAGATGCAGATAGTTTAAATTCTAAAACTGCAACAGGTGTAAATGCGTTGATGACGCAAACACAAATGAGATCAGAATTGATAGCAAGAGTCTTTGCAGAAACAGGAGTTAAAGATTTATTTAGAAAAATATTTGAACTAATGGTTAAGTATCAAGATAAAGAAAAAATTATTATGCTTAACAACCAATACATTCCTATTAAACCAACAGAATGGAAAGATAGATTTAATATTTCAATCGTTGTAGGACTTGGAACTGGTTCTAAAGAACAACAAACAATTATGTTAAACAGTATTCTTGAAAGACAAATACAAGCTTTCCAATTACAAGGCGGAAAAGAAATGCCAATGGTAACATTAAAGAATATCTATAATACTTTAAGCAAAGTTGTTGAGAACGCAGGACTTAAAAATGTAGAAAGTTATTTTGTTGATCCTGATATTGGTAAACAAATGATGCCACCACCACAACCACCTGAACCATCTCCTATTGAGAAGATAGAATTTACTAGAATTGATGCTGAGAATAAGAGAAAAATTGCTGATATTGAATTACAATACAAAGAATTAGAACAAAAAACTCAAGCTATGACTTTAGATTTTGAAGCAAAAGTAAAAGAAATGGCTTTAAAATATAATACACAGATTGATACAGCAAAAATTAAAGCAGATGCTGATTTAGACAAAATTATGATTGCCGAAGAAGGTAAAATTCTTGACCAAGCAACAAAATCGGCTAATATGTTTCAAAAACAAGTACAAGGATTAAATGCAAATCAAAGACCAGGCGGACAGGGCGGTGGAAATCAGCCGATCCAACGAAGCCAAACAAATATTGGAGAGTAAACTTTTTCAAGAGAGTATAGAAGCTCTTAAAAAAATTTATTCTGAAGCACTTCTTGAAAAAACAGGTGCTAAAGAAAGTGATACCAGAGAAAAACTTTGGATTGCTTATAATGTTGTAGGTAAAGTGGAACAACACTTACATACAATTATTGAAACTGGAAAACTTGCAGCTAGACAGCTTGAGGATTTTAGGAAACAACAGAATAACACAAAATTTTAACCACAATGGTTAGAATAAGCCAAGTCGCAAGACAGCTTAACATAGGAGGACTAAATGTCTGACGGAAACCCATTACTGAACAATGCTTCAGTACAAGGTGCTGCAAAATCTATTGAAGGTTTAATGGACTCTAAAGGAGTTATCAAAAAAACTGAAGTAGAAGCAACACCAGTTGAACCAAAAGAAACTGTAAAAGCAGAATCTGAAGTTGAACAACAACCTGAAACTCAACCAGAAGAAATTTTGGAAGTTTCTGATGAAGAACAAGCATCAGAAGATGAAAATGCAATTGAAGAACAAGAAACTGATCTACACCAGGTTATTATAAATGGTGAAAAGATTGATGTTGACCTTGACGAATTAAAAGCAGGTTATCAAAAAGATGCCGACTACAGACGAAAAACCGAAGAAATAGCAATTGAAAAAAGAGAGCTAAAATCTGCGGAAGATCGTTTGAAAAATCAGTATTCGACAAAGATCGACAATTTAAATTCATTAGTTGCGACTTTAAATGCTGAGATTAACAATGATATGAATTCTAAGGAGCTTGATGCTCTTTGGGATGAAGATCCAACTGAAGCTGCTAGAGTTGATCGTAAGATT